AACAGAATAAATTTGGAAACTATCAAGGATGTGTTCCATCTTTAGTGCAGATTGCCTGGGTCAAAGATGGAAAAAAACGTGTCACCATTTTAAACCTTTTTGATGAGTCAACGTACATCCACCCATTGTTTTATGCGTTTCTTAGTTTCGCGAAAGATGCCACGATTTATACATACGCAGACGAAGTTCAGAATATTGCCTTAATTGGCGAATTCTATTATTTCGAAGAAGAACAGATTAGTTTCGAGTTAACGTTCTGCGATTTACAACAATGGTATATGGATAACCATGACAACATTTATCGTGGTATGTATGACGCTGTCAAAACTTTGTTAAACAAACGCATATTAAAAGATCAAACAGAATCAAATTGGTTACAGAAACTTACAGATGATCAGAAGCGTTATGCTGCTTATGATGCATTGGTGTTGATTGATTTGTTGGAGAAAATCACACCCAAAGAAGCAGACGCATATTCCAGACAGGTCACTATTTCATTCTATCAGACGTGTTGGTTCGAGCGAAAGAAGTCGAGTTATCAGAATAGTAGTAAAATTTTCACAGGCGAAAAGGTCTTGTACATTTCGAACTGTACATATCCACAAGACGACTTGAATTTTCTCGTATATTTCAAGGAAGAACCAGAATCGTTGGATTACGTAATATCAAACTTTAATCGTGATAAACCCAAAATTATCATTTTCAAGAATTTTCAATTTCTTTTTGAACGTTACCATACGAGCGTCAATGATATAATACAGATTGTTAAGAATAGCACGATAAAAGTTTTGTACTTGTCAATAGTACATTCAGATTTGAAATCTCGTTTGCAAGGTTTGAATCTTAGAATTCTTTTGCTAGATGTGAAATTTGAGAATAACATCCTAACTTCGACTACATTCGTTCCTGGCACAGAATCTATTATTGTTTATGGTGATGTAAGATCAGTTGGTTTAACATTAGACAGCTCATATGCAACATTCCTTAAAGAGAATGTAACATCGGCTTTATCAACAAGTACTGTCTATATCAACGATGCATATACACCTCAGTTTTCGTTTACTACGCATATTCGGAAACACTTTTCCAACTACAACATTAATAGTATAATTAGTGACTTAAAGTCAACCACACTCATTGGATACCAGATTTTGCGTACGATCAGAATAGGAATGACAACATCCGGATACACCTTTAAACCTGGTCTTGCTATTGATTCTATAAACGATACTCCAGTGACTATTGCCCAAATTAGATCATGGTCAGATTATCTTGTGACTGTCGATTCGTCACATGTCCTTATTA